AATCACGGGTTCTTAGTCGCTACTTTAGGTGTTAAGGTTGATGGAATGAATGATAAACTTCCAGTCACAGGAGGTTTAATGAGTGGACTCAGGTGGACAAGCATAGTAGGCAACGGTTGGAACAGCGTCATCACAGGGCTAGTTTTAAAGTTGTTAGTAAGCTGGGGGCTAGACACGAAAGACATTGAACGCTTCATTCGTGGAGACGATAGCGCAGTGTTCGTACCAAATTGGGCAACTGGAGCAGCGGTTAATTTAGGATACGAAGCGGTTGGTGCTGTGGGAGGTGAGGGAAAGTTTTCGTTACAAAACCATCAAATGGAATTCTTACGTGTCTGGTTCGACACTAGATGTCACGGATATCCAATGCGAGCGTTACCCGGCCTAACACAGCGTAAACCGTGGTCGTCTAACCCATGGTCCGAAGATATGGTTATACGTGCGATATACGAAACGGTTAGAACATTGAAGAGGCGTACTGGATTTGTAACAGTTTTGGACAAGTGCTGGAGATCATTGAGACGTATATGGTGTAGGAACCACAATTTGCCAGACGCTGTGTGTTGGACTCCTGTATTTGCAGGGGGTTACGGGATTGAACCACCTAAATTAGGAGAGCTGTGGAGAATCGAACCCGCTGTACCAAAATCTAGACTTGAGGGTGAGTTGTCCATTACTAACCAGAACAACTGGAGAAGGGACGGAGTAAGGCAGTACGCACTGGAAAGGTACAATATGGATATTGGAGATAGGGCTGATGAGATAGCAAGAGAAGAATTGTTATCCACCATAAGTTCTGACTCTGTGCCTGAGGTGTCTAGAATCCAGAGAACTGCATGGCTTGCTGAAGTGAGAAGACTGAAATGTAGAGCTGTAAAGACCAAAGTTGATTTGAAAGCAGCTAAGTGTCCAGTAGATGTGACTGTGTATCAACCCAAAGATATAGACGAGTTACTTACTAGGTTGAAAGCCGAGGCACCACTGTTTGGTAAATGTCCTGAGGTAGAAATAGCAAGGTCAGATTACGACAAGTTCAGACCAGGGATCGGCTTTATAGATTGGATCAGGTCTCAGTTTCCACGGGTGTGGCCTTATATCGGTAGATTTCACAAGTCATGGCATATGTCAGAGATACTAGATTATTTGAGCGGCAGAATAAAAATCTGTCCTACCATACTACATCCTGCTTTAACAGGTATACTTTCAGGAATGGTGGCGGCCATCCTGAAGCCAGCAAAGCGTAGTATTCGTGGCTCAAGTGTGTGGTTAGGTACGGTTCTCGAGCCGGAACTCCTATTAGCACCAATCAGTCAACTGACCTACATGTGGTAGAGTGATCTCTCAGGGGGGACAAGGTGTGGATACACCTGACAACGTTGTGGACTAACGAGTAGTCCGGGGCACGGGGCGTACGGAGGCGCCGGGGATTCCCAATCCCCCTCCCGCAGGGTGATTTAGTAAAACCACGTGGTTCTCCC